CGTACCAATTGAATAACCCACTATATGACTGACCGAACCAAAGCAATCAATACGCTTAACGCAATTTATGCCAACGGCATGCACGCTTCCGTGACCACAAAAGAACTCTATGAAGTTGGGCGTGCGCATGGGCTCACTTATAGCAGCGTGAAAACGCAGCTTATGCATGACCGCTATAAGGCAGGGCGAGGTAAATTTGACCTCCGCAAGCTCCATGCACAACTTACATCTGACGGTGAATCATCGCCTGCCGTCGAGACTCAGGTCACAATTCCTAAGCCCGTCCCTGCACATGCTATTCGTCAAAGCATGCCGACCATCACCGCGGTTGTCAATGACGACATCTACATTCCCGACGCCGATCCTACTTTCGTTCCGTGGGGCGACTACAAGACCGTCCGTCGTGTCATTGAGTCGCGACTCTTCTTTCCTCTTTACATCAGCGGTCTGTCCGGAAACGGCAAGACCATGATGGTTGAGCAGGCATGTGCCAAGCTCAAGCGTGAATATGTCCGCGTTCAAATCAGCCCTGAGACTGACGAAGACGACCTTATTGGTGGATTCCGTCTTATCAATGGCGAAACCGTTTTCCACAAAGGTCCTGTCATCAAGGCCATGGAGCGCGGCTGCATTCTTCTGATCGACGAGCTCGACCGTGGCTCAAACAAGATCATGTGCCTTCAGGGCGTTCTTGAAGGTAAGCCTGTCCTCGTGAAAAAGATTGGTCAGGTGGTCTGCCCGGCTCCCGGGTTCAACGTAATTGCTACGGCAAATACCAAGGGCCGTGGAAGTGATGACGGCCGATATAGTGCCGCCAATATCATCGACGACGCGTTCATTGAGCGTTTCGTTGCTACGATTGATCAGCCGTATCCGAATTTTAAGATCGAGCGTAACATCGTCGGCAAGCACATGGAAATGTATGACGTCGAGGACGATGACTTTGCCAACAAGCTTGTCAACTGGTCCAGTGTTATCCGCAAGACCTATGAAAGCGAAGGCATTGATGAACTCATCAGTACACGCCGTCTGTGCCACATCGTGAAGGCCTTCAGTATCTTCCGCGATCGACTGGAGTCCATTACCATGTGCATCTCTCGATTTGAGACCGAAACACGCGAGGCGTTCTTGGATCTTTATACTAAGATCGATGCGGGTATTCTTAAGGCCGATGATGCAACTTCGGCTGACGACGCTGTTGCTAAAGTCAACGAAGTTGACGCACCATTCTAAACTTTAGCGGATGAGTTCCCGCTAAAACGTGAACCTGAACTCAATAACAAAACAAAACAACACAATGACAAAGACTGAAATTAAGAAAGTATCCACTATGTTAAAGAACAACTCTCAGAAGCAGGCCGTGTATGCGGTTCTCGAGAGCGGTTATGAGCCATCCGTTGAAGACCTGAAGGCCGCTGGGATTGCCGACCCACGCCGGGTCGTCAATCAGCTTCGTAATGATCACGGTTTTGCGATCTATTTAAACGATCGTAAGGATCGTCGTGGCAACGTTACTCGTCGTTTCCGCCTCGGTACTCACCGTCGTAACGGCTAATCATTTTTGGTGGTACATGCGGCAGGAGCGTTCTTTGGTCAGGCGCTCCTGCCGTTTCTACATTTAATGCATGCATAAAAAAACCGAAACACCTACAGTTGGGATCAAATTTGATTCTGAGAAACCCGACTATAGTCTACTTCCTCCAAATGCTCTTGATGAGTTGGTGAAGGTATTGACTATGGGAAAGGTTAAGTATTCTCGTGAGAATTGGCGACTGCTTGAGGACGGAGAGAACCGTTACTTTGCGGCCGCACAGCGCCACCTATGGGCTCTTCGTAAAGGAGAAACGTATGATCCTGAGAGCGGACTACATCACGCTGCACATGCTGCTGCTTGCGTGTTGTTTTTGATTGAACTGCAAGCAACACAAAACCAAAAAATCTAATTTACATTTGGACACTGTCCTGTTAATATAACTCTAATATGAAACTATCTACATCCACACTTGATGTCCTCAAGAACTTCGCCTCAATCAATCCCAACCTGGTTGTTAAGAGCGGAGAACCTTTGGGCACAATCTCCGAAGCAAAGAACATTATGGCAACTGCTGAAATTCCCGAGTCATTCACTACGGATTTTGGCATTTATGATCTTAATGAATTCATCAGTATGTTTAACTTGATGGCTGATCCTGATCTTACGTTTGGTGACAGCTCTGTTCAGTTTACATCTGGCCGTTCACGTGCATCATATCGCTTTGCTGATCCAAGCGTCTTAACTTCTCCGAAGAATAAGATCAATATGCCAAGCACCGATCTCACTGTGACAATCACTGGTGATATTCTTACTCAAATTCGTAAGGCCGCGGGTGTTCTTGGTCATAGCATTGTTTCCATCCAAGGTAAGAACGGAACGGTTACTCTTTCGGTTGTTGATCCAAAGAACAGCGCTGCAAACACTTTCTCGGTTGTCATTGATGAAAGCAACGATCAGACTGGTTCGTTTGATCTGCAGTTCCTTATCTCTAACCTCAAGGTTATCCCAGGTGACTATGAGGTCAAGATCAGCTCTAAGTTGATCTCGCATTGGAAGCATGTATCTGCGTCTGTAAACTATTACATTGCTCTCGAAAAGAGTTCAACCTTTAACGGTTAATCACATGAAAGTACCAATTGACATTGACGACGCCCTTGAAATTGGGGACCTGCTGTATGTCATGGTGCGCATGAAAAAGCTTTCAGAGAATGGCGAGCGCATTGCAAATGGCATCATGTCGCGTCTCTCTAAGGTAATTCCTATGCAATATCACACTGACCCAAATCAGCTTGAATTTGAATTTGTAAAATCTCTATAAGTAAAACATACGCACACTAGTTATGAGTAACATTGACATTGATGACCCAAAGACCAAACAAGAAATGCTTGACGCTGTTCGTGAGATTTGCGAGCAATTTCGTATCATGGATGATGCGCGCGATCAAGTAAAGGAAATCATTATTGCTGCACATGACGCATTGGACATCCCAAAGCCAATGATTCGTAAGGTTGCTCGACTTTATCACAAGAAGAACGCAAGCGCAGTTGAAGCTGAAAATGCAGCAATTAAATCCCTTTACACCGTCATCACTTCCCGATAAAATAATAGCATGAGTAATACCGAATGGCTTTGGACCGAAAAATATAGACCTCAGAGTGTAGACGAATGCATTCTTCCAGCTGATCTTAAGAAGACTCTTAATGCATTAGTGAAAGGTGGTCAGCTACCAAACCTGATGTTCGCTGGGTCCGCGGGTCTTGGTAAAACCACAGTTGCTAAGGCGTTGTGTAATATGCTTGACCTCGATTACATTCTTATCAACGGGTCTGAAGAAAGTGGTATTGATGTACTTCGCAACAAGATTAAACAGTTTGCAAGTACGGTCTCGTTGCGAGGTGGATACAAGGTTGTCATTCTTGACGAGGCCGACTATCTACAGGCAAACAGTACACAGGTAGCTTTGCGCGGCTTTATCGAGGAGTTCAGTAATAACTGCAGATTTATTCTTACATGTAACTTTAAGAATCGAATCATTGAGCCGCTTCATTCACGATGCAGCGTGATTGAATTTAATACTACTAAGAAGCAACTTGCAAGCTTGGCTGGCGAATTCATGAAGCGGCTTACTTTTATTCTCAAGACAGAAGGAATTAAGTATGACGATAAGACGGTTGCAGAACTGATCATTCGGTATGCGCCCGATTGGCGTCGTGTTCTTAATGAGTGTCAACGTTATAGCGGCACAGGTGAACTCCCTTCGGCTATTCTCGTTGGTGCGAGCGATCAAAGTATAGCCGAACTTGTAAGCTATCTGAAGAGCAAGGACTTCAAGAATATGCGTTCTTGGATTGTCAATAACAGCACTCTTGATAGTTCGGTAATCTTCCGTAAGATTTATGACGGGCTGTATGACTATGCTGTTCCTTCGAGCATTCCAGGTATTGTGTTGATCCTTGCGGACTATAGTTACAAAGCTGGTTTTATGAGTGACAAAGAACTAAACATGGTTGCTTGTATGACCGAACTTATGGGGAACGCTGAGTGGCGCTAAAAATTATGGCTGCTACGAAAAAAATAACCGCTCCCAAAGAACCAACGGCGCCGAAAAACGACAAACCTAAAACATTAGGTCCCTTCGACTTCCTCAACTCTATCAATGCCGGGCAATCGTCTACGAACTTGATGGAAGGCTGCTATGCCGAAAGTGGCGAAGGTGCAACACCTGACAGTCCTGATCGTGCTTATGTACCATTCATGGTCAATCGTGGCTTGTCATACTTCAATGATACTGTAATGTTTGCAAACGAAATGAATCGTTATGCATCATTACCTGCCAAAATGCAGTATGACTTTTACCGACATGGCATTCGTCCTCGTAAACGTTTTAGTAAGTGGAGTAAACGCGCAGATGATACATCCGATGTACAACTGTTAATGAAACACTATGGATACAATTCCGATCGAGCGCGTGAAGTTATTGTATTTTACCCTGAAGAAGAACTATCTAAACTCCGAAAACAATATGACCGCGGCGGAAAATCTTGACTATCGTAACGTCTTTTATCGTAGAGGATCAACGATGCCGGAATGGTTTGATCCTTCTGCAACGGACGTTCCTCTATTTCTTCAATTCTCGCAATATGATGACATTCCAGTTGCATGGCGTGACTCTCCAAAGAATTCACCAAATCCTCGTAACCGTAGCATGAAGAACCTTTCTCCAAAGCGTTTTGTTAAAGCTAAAGCGAAGGCTAAGATTGCAAAGGAGTCGCGAAAAAGAAATCGAAAGAAGTAATAAATAAGAGTATCGCTATGAATATAGATACTCAAGAAAATATTGAATGGTCGCCAAGTGAAATGTTAGAAGTTCAACTTAACGCACCTGATGACTTCCTAAAGATCAAAGAAACCTTAACGCGAATCGGAGTTTCATCTAAGAAGGATTACAATACGCTGTATCAAAGCTGTCACATCTTACATAAGCAAGGGCGATACTTTATTGTGCATTTCAAGGAG